TTATGTCTCTACCCAAGATGGTTTTACTTCAAAAGAAGTTCAATTTACTATAGGGAATAATACTTCTAATTCAGTAACATTTACTAACCCAGTAGCAGATGGAAGCACGGAAACAGAATTAGACAATATCCCGTTTAATGCAGATATTGTTAAAGAAATATTTAAACATAATAAACGTTTCGATTTTGGTCACTTAAAAATAAATCCAAAAGGATTAATGACTTTTGTATTTAAGTTTGGAGATCTAGAAACTAATTATTATCTTGTACGAAATCAAAATCAATAATATATGGAAAATGTACCTATTACACCATTGGCTGATCGCATATTGATTAAACCGATCGAAGCCGAAGAATCTACCTATGGGAACATTGTTGTTCCCGATATGGGTAAAGACCGTCCAGACTTTGGAACTATACTTGCAGTAGGACCAGGACGCTATGATAACAATGGCAATCTTGTCCCTATGAGAGTAGAGGTAGGTCAAAAAGTAATCATGCCCAAATACGGGGCAAATACCGTAGAAATTGAAGGTGAAGAGTATGTACTCTCATCTGAATCAGAAATTTTAGGAGTTGTAAATTAATATAATATGAGTAAAATTATTAAATTTGGAGAAGAAAGTAGAGGTCAGCTTCAAACTGGTGTTAATCAGTTAGCTGATGCTGTAGCAAGTACTCTTGGTCCTTATGGCCGTAATGTTATTATAGGCAAAGAAAAAGGATTAGGTACGCCCCATTCCACTAAAGATGGTGTATCTGTTGCTAAACAAGTTGAACTTGAAAATCCTATTGAACATTTGGGGGCGCAAGTTGTTAAACAAGCTGCTATTGAAACAGGAGAGCAAGCAGGTGACGGTACTACTACCGCTACTGTTTTAACTAGAGAAATTTTTAATCAAGCACTTGATTCTGTAAGTAACCGCTCAAATAATGCTGTAGATATTAAAAGAGGTATGGATAAAGCAGTAAAAGATATTGTTAAAGTTTTAAAAGACAAATCACAAGATATCTCAAATGAAGACCAACTTAAACAAGTTGCAACTATCTCAGCTAACAACGATACTGAAATTGGTACTTTGATTGCTACTGCATTTGATAAAGCAGGACGTGAAGGTGTTATCACTGTTGAAGAAAGCAAAACACACGAAACTACACTTGAAGTAGTTGAGGGTATGCAGTTCGACCGTGGTTACAAATCACCATACTTCGTTACCGATAATGGTTCAATGACTTGTCAGCTTGATGAGCCTTACATTTTAATGTATGATGGTAAAATCAGTGCTGTAAAGGAATTGTTACCAATTTTAGAGGCAGTTTCTCAACAAAACAAATCACTCTTAATTGTTGCTGAGGATATTGATGGTGAAGCACTTGCCGCAATGATTGTTAACAAAATGAGAGGTATCTTAAAGTGTGCTGCTGTTAAAGCACCTGATTTCGGAGATCGTAGAACTATGATTTTAGAAGATATGGCGGCACTTACAGGAGGTACTGTTATTTCAAAACAAAAGGGTATGAAATTAGATAAAATTAATTTTGATATGCTTGGTACTTCTCGTGGTGTAACAATTACTAAGGAAGAAACAACTATTGTTGATGGTAATGGTAGCGAAGAAGCAATTGGCGCGCGCCTTGAAGAAATCAAGAGCCAAATCGATAAAGCAGAAAGCAATTACGCTCGTGAACAATTGCAGCAACGCCTTGGAAAATTAGCAGGTGGTGTAGCAGTAATTAATGTTGGTGGTCATACTGAAACTGAAATGAAGGAACGTAAAGACCGAGTTGATGATGCTGTCCATGCTGTTAAAGCTGCAATTGAAGAGGGCATTTTACCTGGTGGTGGTCATGCTTTATTATGTGCTTCTTATTTAATAGAGAATGATACACTTAATGAATCTCAAGAAATTGGTTATGAAATAGTTCGTAAAGCATGCCGCAAACCATTTTACCAAATCCTTTCAAACGCGGGGTATAATCATGAAGACTGTATTTGGTTAAGCTTAGAATTAAAAGATGACTTTAATTTAGGCTGGAATTTAACTACAGAAAATAAAGTTAATATGCTTTCTGAGGGTATTATTGATCCAACTAAAGTTACACGTTGTGCTCTTGAAAACGCTGCATCAGCAGCTGGTACATTACTTACTACAGAATGTGTAATCGTTGATAAACCTGATGAGAAAAAAGAAATGTTAGCTGAACCACCTATGTTCTAATGGATTTATTTGTAGAAAAATATAGACCACAAGATTTAAAGGAATTTGTAGGAGACGATACTATCCGTCTTAAAATTCAAGAATACCTTAAAACAGGTAAACTACAAAACTTACTATTGTTTGGCCCAGCGGGGACAGGAAAAACCTCGCTGGCCAAACTAATAGTGGGGCAGTTAGGAGCAGATCACCTTTATATTAATGCCTCTGATGAAAGGGGAATTGATACTATTAGAGATAAAATTATCCCATTTGCTTCTAGTATTGGGTTTAACGGATTAAAAGTAGTTATATTAGATGAGTCAGATTACCTTACCGCCCAAGCACAGGCAACTCTTCGAAATGTTATGGAAAGTTTCAGTGCATCCTGTAGGTTCATTCTTACTTGCAATTACCTTGATCGTATTATTTCTCCCCTCCAGTCTCGTTGTATGGCTTTTGGGATTACTCCACCATCTAAAAAAGAAGTTGGTCAACATCTTCTTAATATATGTGATAAAGAAGAAATAAAATATACTAAAGAAGATTTAGGACAAGTAATTCTTACCCATTACCCTGATATTAGAAAAATCCTTAACACCCTACAAGGCAGTTTAAAGGACAACCAATTAATATTAGATACTAAGTCCCTTAAAAATACTGATTTTGAAAATAAAGTAATGGAGGGGCTAAAAAACAAAATCAAAATCAATGATATTAGACAAATTATCGCTGATAGTGGCGCTACACAGTTTGAATCACTATTTAGATGTTTATACGATAATGTTGATGAATATACTACAAACGTAGGTGATGCAATAATTATAATAGCTCAATACCAATATGAGTACGCATTTGTAGTAGATAAAGAAATTTGTGTCGCTGCAATGTTAAATAAATTATTAAAGTTATGAGTAAAAATTCACCCCTACAAAGAAAAGAACAATTTGATGAGTGGTATAAATGGTTTAATAAAAAGTATAACAGATACCATAAACTTAGATTTAAAAAACCAGTTAAAAAATATAACTAATGGAACAACAACAATTTAATATAGACCTATCACAAACCACACCAGTACATTGTGAAAAATGCCACCATGAGCATTTCACAGAAGTAGCTTTAATGCGTAAATTATCTCCTATGCTTTCTCCTAATGGACAGCCTGCATTAATTCCTATTCCTGTATTTGCATGTGCTAAGTGTGGGCATGTTAATGAAGAATTTTTACCTAAAGAAACAAATGACTCCCTTTGATTTCTTAAAAAAGGTACATGATAAAAAACTTAAATGGGAAGATCTAACTGAGGACCAACAAAAAGTTTATAATACATTTATTATAAATCGAGCATTAAGTTTTAACTCTAATTACTTAGATATTGTAAATAGAATTCAACATTATACACCTACACCCAAAGAATCATTTAAATATTTTCAATCCATGACTAATGATAAATTTAGATATAATAAATGGATTAAAGGACAAAAGATTAAATCTTTTAATCCACAATTATTAACTCTAGTTAGTGATTATTTTGAATGTTCGAGTAAACAAGCTGAAGATTATTTAAATGTTTTAGAAAAAAAAGAAGTTAAACAATTACTTGAACATATAGGAATACAACCCACCGAAATTAAAAAACTACTAAAGAAATGATTAATTTTACTCCAGAGGATGATGCCGCTGTAAAGTGGTGTGAAGAAAAATACCCTGAATTAACTAAAGAGTATAAAAAAATTATGATGGAGCAATATGTTTTATTCTGTAAAAAACATCGTAATTACGGTACTTCAAATATAAATGTAGGAACCAATCTAGAAACAGATGCTGATATTAAATTATCACTTACAGGTTTATGGTTTAGAATAAACGATAA